TCATGCAGTAAGTTTTTTGATCAGATTCATGTTCTTCTCCACCAGCTGGATAATGCGGTCATGATACTCCGATGTTCCGTTGCATACGGCTCTTGACTGTACTATCTGAAAAGATTTAAGATTCACTTCGATGGTTTCCACATGTTTTTCTCCGACTATGGCTGTCATGATTAGGCATTCACTGCGTCTGTAATACCTGTTGGCGTATACACAATGGTGCATGGCTTTGCCCTCCTTGTAGAACTGGGTTACGCTTTCAAGCGGACGGATGACTATGCCGTCGCCTTTGATTTCCATGCCGAAGAATCTTTCCATCCGGTTGTAGAATGATGCTATATCCTCCTTGAGCTGCTTTTCTTTTTGGATAGCCTTTATTCTGTCCCTTTCCCTTCTTTGCCTTGCCTCAATTTCATTTTTCTTTCTTAGTAATCTGTCGTGCTCGGCTTTTAAATTTTTGGGACATACGTATTTGGCGTTATGCAGATCCTTGTGGAAATAGGACAGCAGGCTTATATAGTCATTCCACATGCTTGCATCTCTGATTATATAACGGTTGCGGTTGCAGATGTTGAAGGACGGTTTATATCGGAGTTGGTAATAGCCCGTTTTGTACATGTGCTTTAACATATCCGTCTGTCCGGTCTTGATACATAATTCCGCATCATTGCCACCTTTCAGAAGGTCTCGTACAAGTTTTGAGGGGGGTACATCGGGGAACCATTTCCCGATTCCCCGCTTTCTCAATTCCGGGATCAGTTTCTTTCTTGGATATATCCATCCCCATATCGCATATAGGTCTCCACGATAATTCCAGCTGTAACTGCCGTATTCACCCTTTATGCTCAGTGGTTCCGAATATATCCATCCGCTGCTTCCCATATTCATCGGTTTTGCCATGATGGTGCGTTTCCCCTCGACGGTGATCCATTCCTGAACCACTTCAAAGAAAGTATAGTGAATATAATCCTGTCTGCTGTTCAAATCAAAATTCCTTTTTCTGACGTACTTGCAGCATAGTATATGTCTTATGATCTGGAACTCTCCGGCGGTCTGTAAGATGGACATGTACTTTTTTTCCTCGACTTTTCGTTTCCGGCTGACCTTTACGTCCAGTTTGTGGTGGCAGTACGGGCATTCGGTTGTATCACCGAGCAGGGTGGCTCCCAGTTCGCTATTGCTTGTGTCTATCCATGTTCCGCCGCACTCGGAACACCATAGCTCATCCTTGCACCTATATGCTTCGTGGGTGAATATGTGTTCTTTCGCCCATTCTTTTTGTACTTCGGTAACGGCGGACAGTTTGCCGCTTAGTCCGGTTACACGTTTCTCAAGTTTCGTTCTCGGTTTCATGATTAGAACAGGCTCATTTGTTGGACATTATCATCCGCTTTCTTTCGGACGTTTTTCTTCCTGAGTGTCTGGTATTGTTCTTCCGCCAGCCGTGCGATTGCTTTGTCACGTGCCGCTTTCTTATCTTCTTCGGTGAGTTCCACAGGTTTGGCGGAGGATGATACGGACGTTTTCTCTCCGGCAGGCAGCCGGTTTATTTTGATATCGTCCTCATCATAGTAGTGCACTGCCATCCCGTAGACCTCCTCGTCTGAAATCGCTACGGCGTTACCACGCTTCCTGGCTTCACCCATGATATAACTACAGCATTCATCAATGCTTTTCTTCTCATTCGCATATTTGGGGGCGAACAGTGAATCTTCTTCCGCCCGTTTGTCCAAATAGGCTTTGATTGCCTGTTTGAAACTTTCATTACTTGCCATGGTTACTTAATTTTGAAGTGGTTGATAATATTTATTTGTGATTGATTCTGATGTTATACTCGCATAAGAATTTTCCTATATCGTCGCTTGCTATATTGGGAGGTGGTGCATTATCTCCGTATATAGCCCGTATTGCATCCTCATTTCCCCCGTATGCCTTCCAATAGGTGTAGGCAGTATGGTTGTTGGGAACGTTAGGAAAAAGTTCTGTGAAGGCGCTGAAATCGTTTTTAGCCTTTTTTTTGAGTTCCTGAATGTTTTTTACTCCCTCAATCATGGCGCACGCTGCATCTTCTATCCGAGTGAAACCTTTTTGGGATTGTTTCATGGCGGTTTCATTGGACAGTTTGACGTGCTCGTCTCTTCTATCCCTGCAAAAGTCCGATAGGGCTACCATAATGGACTGGTTGTTTATCCTGTTTCCCCAGACGAACTGTCCACGGCTCCCGTTTTTAAGCTGTGTGAAGAATATGCAAAGCTCGGCCAGATTGAGAAAATAATAGCTGGCCAATATGCTTAGCGCCGTTTCGGCAAGTTGTTGAGGTGCGATATCAATGTCTGCGTATCGGAGGATTGATTGCAGGTGCTCTGTGATAATCCTGACTGATGTGGCGTTGCCGAAGACAGCATTGATGTCCGCAAGGGTGGGAATACCCTCAATCCTGATTGCTTGTGCTAATGTCAGGTTACAATTCAGCTGGGCTTGCGTGCCGGACCAGTTGTCAACCAATTGGGAGGCTGTTGATCCATTTCTCAAGGTCTGCTGGAGCGGTGTCAGTGTCTCCGGCTTTTTCCTGGATTGGGGTATCTGTCCTGGGGACATTATCACAGTGATCTGTTTTTGAAGTCTTGTTTCCATTTTGAAGTCTTTTTTCGATTATCCAAAGGTTGGCCCGGCTGTCCCATCGTTCAATTTTAGCCCCGTTGGTGTTTTTCCAGCTTAGCGCATCGAAGTGGTAGAAGAATATCTCCGCCTGCTGTTCCCAGTCCGGGAGCTTGTCACGGAAGTAATCTTTCACCTGTTCCAGGGTAGGGGCTATAAATTCGGTTTTTGGTTTTGAAGGCTTCTTTTTAGGTTTTTCCTGCTCGGGCTTAAATAACTCGCTAGAGTTATTATTATCTTTACTCTTAAGTCTTATATTAATGTTAGCCTTTTTACTTAAAGGTTTACTTAAGTCATTACTTAAGAGTTTACTTAAGGGTTTACTTAAATCATTTAAGTAATAAACGGGCGATTTCGCATTTTTCTTACCTGACTCAAACTGTAGTAAACCTTTTTGCTGTAATCTGTTCCTGACTTCAATTACGGTTGGTTCTGATATACCGGTTGCGAGGACGATTCGTCTGTTGGGACACTCAAACGGATTCTCCCAACCCCGACTATTGCACTCGTTCAAAAGGAAGAAGTACAAATAAACTTCGTTCGAGGAAAATGCTACACTCTGATGTGTCTTCCAAAATTGGTTTACGTAATCTATATAAGTCATTGTAGGTAAGAATTTACTTCGTTTATGAACTCTTGTAGTGAATGGCAGATAACATACTTGTTTTGGTATCTCTCTGCTTCTGTCTGCCACGTTCGTTGGTGCTCGCTCTGTGTACCCTTCGGTGTCTTCATCTCTATACAGAGGGAAGCCCATCCCTTTTTGGGTATGAGCAAAATCAAGTCTGCTACACCTCTCACTGCTCCTTCATACTTCATCCGTGCTCCTGTCTTGGCATCACGTTTGCCACCGTTGGGCACTGCAAAAAGCATACGAGCCAGTTTGGGATATTGTAACCGGAACCATACCAAACAATCATGTTGTATTTGGCTTTCTGATAATGGTGTTGTCTGTTTCCTCATATTCTTCCGTTGAATAGGTTCATTGCCATATCTACCACATTCTCCTTAACCACATCATCCGTCCCTGTCACTCCGTTGGCTATTCCTTTTTTGGTCTGAATGACATCATACATATATTTGTCGATAGTATCCTTTCCAAGATAGTAGTAACAGTTTACGTTGTTCTTCTGTCCGTTCCGATGTGCTCGGTCTTCTGCCTGCTCACAATCGGAGAAAGTCCATGGGAACTCGATAAACGCCACACGGCTGGAAGCTGTCAATGTAAGACCTGTACCTCCTGATTTGTAGTTAAGGATGATCAGCTTGCAAGAAGGGTCGTTTTGGAAGCGGTCTACCGCTGTCTGTTTTTGAGTAGCATTGTCTTCGCCTGTAACGGTGACAGCTTCAGGGAATATCTTCTTTAATTCCTGTACTACTTCTTTCAGGTAAGCAAAGACTATCAGTTTCTCACCTCCGTCAATCACGTCATGGATGAATTCGGAAAAGACTTTGATTTTTCCCCTGGCTGATATGGCTTTCAATATTCCCATTTTCACCATTACTTCGCCTCTTAATGCCTTGGCCACCTTTTCATCGTCCGCATTCTTGTAAGTTCGGAGATACTGTATCAGGTCGGCTTCCGCTTTGTCGTATTCTTTGCGATTGGATATGTCCACCTCTATATATTGGCGTGACTTGTCCGGCAACTGAGTGAGTACCTTGGCCTTTTCGCGCCGGAAGAAGCAGGTCGATGATAACCTCCAGTTCAGTTCTTTCACATTGCTTGACTGTTTAGGTCCATCGCAGAACCTCTCTACGAAATACTTGTATCCTCCGAAATCCTCTAATCGTCCCATTATCTTGAGTTGTTGTATAAGGTCTGTATTGTTGTTCACTACTGGGGTTCCCGTCAGTTCCAAGATATATTCTTTGCCTTTACATATTCCTTCTACGAACTTGGATTGCTGGGTCTTGGTGGATTTGCACTTGTGTGATTCGTCAATGACTACGGATTTGAATAACGATATTCGTGGATCAAACTCAATGGATTTCATGGTAAACCGTGCATCCTCCTTTACTTTAAGTACAAAAAACTTTTTCAGTGATTCATAATTTGTTATGAATATGTTGCAGCATTTAGTCTCAAAGAAACGGTGCCAACTGGCTTTATTGCGATCATCCAGAATCATGGCATTTTTTCCGGCAAATTTCTTAAATTCACGTTGCCAGTTTATTTTCAATGCGGCCGGACAAATGACAAGGCACGGATACGCTTTTGCTATCGTAACCGTGCCTATTGCCTGTAATGTCTTTCCCAGTCCCGGTTGGTCCCCGAATATGCACCGCTTGTGCTGTAGCGCATAAGCGATGCCTTCTTTCTGATATTCGTACGGTTCCAACAGCAATCCGTGTGGAACCGTAAGTTTTGGAAGGTCGGGAATAGTATAGTCATTATACTCTCTTGTTGTCACTTTGTGCTGTACCCGGCTGCATATCCTTGTCTGTACCGCCCAATCTGCCATCATCCTCACGTATTCCTTATCTTGTAGAGATACCTTCCAAGCTTTTTCGTCAGCGATATAGGCTGCCCGGATATTCTGTTTTACACTTGGAATCCGTTTGACTAGCTCCACTAATCTTGGATGGTATGGGAAGGCTAGTTTGAAGCAGTTGGGGGTAGTAGTTACGCAAAATGGGGACGGCGGTATCATGATGCAAGTTGTTTGACTTTACGTGGTTTACGTGATTTAATTTTCTTTCCGTTCATTATTATGTCAACCCCTGCATCATTCATAGCCTGCTGGAATTCCGCAACCTCTTGATTGAAGTCTGTACCGGCTTCTGGAATGGCGTCCGGTTGTACGTCTGCGTTCGCCGTGTCTTCCTCAAACGGAAGTTCCTGTTGTACAATTCGCCATTTTTTGTTGAACAGATACTCTTTGACTTCGAACTCACAGGATTGGATTTCCTGCTCCAGCTCGAAGGCATTGATATACGATTCATTCTCATTATTGAACATGGTGAACGGAGCGCATAGGTTCAGAACTTTTCCTGTTTTGAGAAAACGTTTGGCTACCAGAGTAACCCCTTCATTATCTCCATCTCCGCCAATGGAATACCCTGTAACGTCAAGCACCTGTCCTATGATATCAGGCACTTCATCTACTGATTCTATACCGTCCACTTCTTTCTGTTCTGTAAGCAAAGCGGCGTGGGGATTCAGCTTGCTGAATGCATTGATAAGGTCTGATGTTACCAGGTTCTTGCCTTCTACGGTGGTTGTACCATTCTCATCCTTGTAGGTGGCCACCAAGGTACTGTCCTTGGTGATTTTAGCTTTTATGATCTTCATTATCTTCTATATTTATATTCGTTGACAAATTCGTTATAATAACGGTCTTCCGGAAGGGGAAGTGTTATTCCCAGTTCCGTGGCTGCATCTGCTTTGACCTTATTCAAAAAGTCCGTCATCTGAACGGTGTTCAGCTCCGATGTGCCTCTGACTATTTCTTCCTCTATTCCTTGGAAATAGGCGGTTTCGCTCAGAAACTTACGGCAGTAGTGTTTATGGACTACATTTTTCTCTGTTCCTGTTTCCTGCTCGATGCAGGTAAACCAAAGCCACATCAGGGCGTTTTGACTTAATGTGCGCGGCTCTGTGTAACGTTCGATAATTAACCTGTAACGACCGTTACGGAGCTGCGAGCACATGAAATCAAAGGACTTGTTCAGTGTTACCACACCTTTTTCTTTTATAAGGATAGCTTCTTGTGCCATTATTCCAGTCCGAAAATCTTCTTGTCCGTGATAGATTCTCTATTAGCTTCCAAAAACTCTATGAAATGTTCTACGTGTGCCGTGAGCAGTTTCACTGTCTGTTCGTGATTGTAAGTATAATATTCCGGATATTGCGTACCACTGATAAGCGGTGTGCGGCTGGTACCGCCTTTCAGCGCATAAGCCGTAAACTCAAATGCCTTTATGTTTTCCATCTGACCGGAAGCAATTAGGCAATAAGGGTAGACATGGCGCTGCCACCCGTGGGCGTATTTGCCGAACTCGTATTTAGATGTGGATTTTATGTCATAAACAACATCCTTTCGGAGTTCGTCGATAAATCCGTATAACTCCACATTTCCGTACTGGGTAGGAAGAATGGCGGATACATAGACCTGACTTAATGAGCCTTTGAAATACTCTGCCTGTTCTATACACCATTGTCTGTCGAAAAGGAAATGCCGTGCAGGTGCGATATCCGTTGCTGGAAAAGCTACTTGTATGGTATTGGTTTCCTTATCGCCAATGATGGAGTAGGGGGAACGCTCTGTCGGCACGTGATTTTCGCAATGGACATAGCAGTCAATGATAGCATTGAAGGCTGTTCCCTTGTCGGCTGCTTCACTCTCAAACGGTACACGGTTGATAGCATCCAGAAGGTCTTGCTTCAGGCTCTCTTCGATTTCTTCCGGAGAGCGTTTATACTCTCCGGTTTCATTATCAATGTTCCAGAAGTTTTCCACTTCTTCATCAGCTCTCAGATACTTGTCGAATTTGTCAAGTAATGAGGGATAGATTTTATAACTAGGCTGCTTCATATATTTTTTTGACTTTATCGAATTTCAACCCTAATTCCTTGCATCTTTTATTCAGTAGCATACCTGCTTGTAATTTGCTGTCGAAGATATGCTGCAGGCTCTCCAGTGATTGTTTCACTTCGTTGGCCGTGTCCGCATCCGCTACCATGGCTATCTGTTCCTTGATAACTTCCATAAGACCTTCATATTCGGAGGACAGTTCTGCCTGTTTTTCCTGATAGGTCTGATAAGTGTTTACAATCTTTGTCATAAAGTCGTTCGGTCCGGTGATTGTACCTTCTGCATTAATGATAACTGGTATCTTTATGCGTGCCGGAAGATTGCAGGTATTCTTACCGTAGAATTTCTCGCACGGATCAAAAGAGATGGTTCTGTCCTTACCTATGGCTTCCATATAGCCTACAAGATCAAGCTCTTTAATCAGGTCACCGGCAGAAGAACCTCCGATTTCCGGGCGTATCTGTTTGTCCTCTCCGTTCTTTTCCTCGCGTTCATGGGCTACGAATATTACTGATTTACCCATTAGTGTGACTTGGTTTACGAAGTTGATGAACATATTCTTTCGTACTCCATATCCTTGCAGGGACAGTGTGCCATCCGCTTTCTTCATTTTGGGATTGTTTTTCATTATATATTTATCCATGAAGGATAACATTTTTCCTGCCGTATCAATAACGATGGTCTTGTATTCGGCAATTTCTCCGCTCGTAAGAACTTCATCCACCTCTTCCCATTTGGAAATTTGTACGGTGTCTACACGGTGGGCTGCATTCACACGGTGAACGCCACCGTCAAAGTCCAGGAGTAGTGGCTGGGGAGAGCTTAACGCCAGTGTGGTCTTTCCCATACCAGGTTGTCCGTAGATTAATGCCGACAGGGCATTCTTAACTGTCAGTTCGTTAGGTTTTTTGATAAGTCCCATAATCAATAATTTTTAGTGGTTAATAAATGAGTTAAAAAAAATAGTTCCCGGATAGTCGGTCATGACACACCGGGATAAATGAAGATATAGAATATAACATATAAAAGAGGGCTTCCACCTCACGCTGTCCTTTCCAGCGGCTTTGGGTTAAATTATTATCTAACAAATTGTTCTCTGCTTCACTGCCTTGAAGTCTCTAACATGGCTACGTTTATACGGGTAGGTACGGCTCCCGCTCTTCAGGTAAAAATATGCAATTGCATCGTGGACGATACGGGACTTGAACCCGCGACCCTCAGCTTGGGAAGCTGATGCTCTGCCTCTGAGCTAATCGTCCATGCGCCCGGACACTTCCGGGCTTGATTGATTAATTAGTATTCAATATGATTGAAAGGTTCACCCTCACGGGCTACTGGTGCGGACGGGCGGACTCGAACCGCCGACCTCACGGAAAACCATGCGCTCTGCCTGACTGAGCTACATCCGCTTTGCCCGGACGCTTCCGGGCTGATAACAAGCAACCAGGATCAATCCTCACGGATCAACTTCTTTATATACCTGACCATATAACCGGGCATCATTCTTTCCCAAAGGAAAGCTGTACATATTGAATATACCAGCCCGATCACATTCAGATAAGTTATATGACCTTCATTATCCAGAGTGAAAGTCATCAGAGTGGGAACAGCCAGCAGGCTGATCCACATAATGAATAGTATTTTTTTCATTCTTGTTTCTTTTTTCCGGTTTTTCCAGTCTTTCTCATATTCCTGCAATGCATTAGTACTTGTGCGGCATTGCAGAACCATTTTCCGTTCTGCGAGTTTCTCGGCTTGACAGCCTCTATCTTGCCTGATTCGATCAGACGTTCCAGTTTTTTCTTTCCGCCTACTATTGCGGCTGCCTTTGTCTGTCCGAAATATTCTCCGGACATCACACGCATGATGTTATCCAGAAGGATATCAGCGGTATTGTCCATAAGCATAGTTGTCCTTACCTTGTTGTTGCATAGAAAAATCATATCACTGGGTTCTGGTTACTGTCACCGTTTTCTTTTCGATATTGGTTTTCGCGGACCATTTGTATCCGTTCGCACGTTCCACAGCCAGATTGGCACCATAAATCGTGCTGCCGATTGATCTGGCCTGACTTAAAGGGAATACCTCACATTCACCGACCGCCATTTTGCGGAGTGTCGGAACGATTTCTTTTTTTTCTGTTGTTTCTGTCATGATTGAAAAAAATTATAGTAATAGTTCTCCCGAGCCGATTCGGTCGGCGGCATCACGCCTTTTTCGGGAGATTTACTTAACTTTGTGGTGTCTAATCAAAAAATTAAGTGGTTGTGGAAAAATACCTGGAACTGGTCGAACATTATTCTTTGGGTTTATATTCAATTAGAATAACTCAGGTTCCATTTCTCCTCTGTTTTCCTGTTGCAATTCTCTGCATAGACAAGGTTCAGGGGTAAAGTCACTTGAATTGATGATATCAACCTCATATCCTTTTTGTACATATTTACACATATCTTTTTGCAATCCTGCATCAGAATAGCAGTAAGGCAGGACACATCCGGCAACAATGCTGCCACACTTACATCTGATAATTTGAGTTCTCCCAATTCTTTTCATTTTTATTAATTAAAAGGGCACGCCTTCATCGAGAAGTTAAAACGTCACTTAAAACTTTTATGGAAAAAGATGGAAGACGTGCCCGGATTTATATTACTTTTGTGGTGTCACTTAAAATTTTAATATCATGGAAATAAAAGATTTGGCAGGTCTTTCAGAGCCTCTCTGTAAACTTATTGACACTTTTCAAAATGGTTGCTCATTCTTATTCAAACCATTACAAATTAAACGGATTGCTTCTGTTTCATCTGAGGTAACCTCTATGGAAAACAATGTGGATTTAAAAAAACGATTAAAAGAAGCTTTACTTGAAGATACTATTAACGCAACACATTCCATCAGAGAAAAACGTCAATTTGAGAATGTAGCAAGCATTTATGCAAGTGCAGCCCAGGAACTCCAAATGATAGACCATGTTGATGACACTCCAGTTGATCCGGATTGGTGCACTCGTTTTTTTGATTATTCCAAAGATGTTTCAAATGAAGATGCACAAATTATCTGGGCTAAAATATTAGCTGGAGAAATTGCACAACCAGGTAGCTTTTACAAAAGGACTTTATCTGTTTTAAGAGACATTGAGGCTTTTGAAGCTAAGTGGTTTGCAGATATGTGTCAATTTGTAATCTGCAATAGTATAGTAGAGATGTCTTTATTGAAATATTACCCGTATAGTCAAATTCAGTCGTTAATGGATTGTGGATTGTTGAACAGTGTTGCATGTGAATCAAGCTTAACAGAAAAGGCAACAGAGATCAATGGTAAAAGTCATTCACTAAAAATAATCTCCTCACAAATAGATTTAACCATGATACGCTTTCGTGATGTTTTTCGTTTAACAGATGCTGGCACACAACTTTACAATATTACCCAAGTTCAAACACATAAAAGCTACATGATAGGATTAAAGGAACAACTCGAAATAAAATATGGCTTAGTGTTAGAACTTGTTCAAATCTCGCAATGATCAATAAGGCAGATAACTTTGTGGTGTGTAATCCTTTCCACTTCCACTATAATCTCTTCATCTGAAACCATAGCCGGTTGCTTGGGATACTCCACTCTAAACCTGATAATGATAGTGGCATACAGCTTGAAAAAATACATCCATGAATAGCTGTATGTCACTATCATTGGTCTGTTAAAACAAATTCCTTTCATCGTTTTATTGGTCTCACATCGAAATCAGACAAAACCAATTTGAAAGAAACATCATCATACTCTTTCACCAAATATGAGTAGATATACTCAACATGAAAATTGCCATCAGGACTTCTGCCTTCCATATGAAACTCGATATTATCATCAAGCTTTAGCATATCCGATTTCTTAAGAGCAATCTCGTTTTTCATCAGATGATAATAGGAAGTACAACCTCTGATTTCTCTAGCATCCACATTAAAGTTTTCAATGAGGAATCTTTCAAGACTCTCATTCTTAATTATTAAAACATTTGTCTCCATATTATTTATATTTAAAATGCTGCTAATTTAGAAGTGACGGGCGGATTTGAACCGCCGACCTCATGGGAACCATGCGCTCTGCCTGACTGAGCTACATCACCTGTTATATATCGTAAATTGAAATCCATGTTTCAACGGCCCTTACAGGTCTAGCTGATTATTTTTACAACGACACGAGTCTGACCCTTACTCACAGCATTATGTCGTTGGCAGATTATGCTTACTCCCGTAGTCCGGTTTGTGCAGGAGGAAATCTGCGAACTCCTAAATTCCAAGATGTCAAAGAACTCTTCTCTGTGTGTTCCCGGTCGCCCACCCAAGAGCATACCGGGTGGCGGTTGCCCGCCGGTGGTTTGGTTTGACTTCGGTGAGGTTACGGCTTCTGTACAAGAGAATCTTTCAAGATGCCTGCTGTAATTGCTATGGATTCAAGGGCAGCCTCAAGAACTTTGCATCTTTTTTCTGCCTCAGTCCAGAATTTTGCATTCTGGTCGCTTTGAAATTTCAGCTCCTTGTTTTGGGCTTCAAGTTCTTCAATTCGTTTTCTTAATTCTTCTTCCATGATGATTGATATTTGATTGGTATGATTGAATTATCTGGTTGCATATCCATTGGCCATGTCACCTGTCGGGTTGGCGTACAGGCTTTTCATCGTGAGTTCTGATTTTGGCAGGCGGGGCTTGATGTTCTGTGAGTAGTTATAGTCTTCCATGGCAAGAATGGCGTCTATCCAAGCTTGTCGTAAGGCTGATTTCAAAGTATATCCCTTATAAACTTTCATGAACGCCCATGCCCTCTGCATGATGGCTTTGCGGTTGTATTTGCCATCCACAACTAACCTATAGTCGCGTTTTCTTGCGCAACTTTTATTACTATTCGATTGGATATGTGAACTATTATTCATATATTTGTTTATTGATTGATTGGTATTGCAAAGGTATTCTCATTTGAGAGTATTTACAAATTATTGAACTTAAATATTCTCTCGTTTGAGAGTATTTAACTTTTGATTACATTGGTATGATTGAAAGAATTAAAACTATTATTGCTCATTATGATCTGAGTATTAGAGCTTTTGCTATTAAATGTGGATTAAAAGACAATACTCTCACAAACCAGTTAAATGGTGTTAGGGAACTCAGTTTGGCAACTGTAAATGCTATATTATCCACTTTTGAAGATGTTTCCTCAGAATGGTTGTTGCGCGGGAAAGGAACTATGTTACTTTCGGATGTAGAGCATGAACGGAATATCATACCTGACTCTAACATGGAACGGATGAACCGACTTGTAGATACGATTGCGACTCTACAAGGTGCACTCAACGAGAAAGATAAGGCAATAAAGTTGCTTGAAGAAAAGGTAAAGCGCTTGGAAACTGAGTTGGCAATGGTTAAGAATGAACGAAAAATCGGATAAAAAGCACATATATGCTTAGGGAACAACTTCTTGAATATAAAATTTACAAAGAGCGTAGAAAAAAACAAAAAAGGAACAATAGAAAAGTTGCTCCTAAAGGTGTTTTCCCAAGAATGAATATATTTGTATTCACTAATTTGATAAATTTCTTTCGGAAAAATGGGTTTGTATCCTCTCAATATATAAATAAAACAATTGTAGTTCCAAAGTTTTTTTCTTTTGAGAACAATAGTGATGATAGTATTACGTTTTTTAAATTATTGTTGTCTTCATATTTGCTGAGTGATAATTCGATATTAATAGATTTTACAAATTGTGAATCTGTTGATATATCTAATGCCATGCTTCTTGATATAATGCTTAAGGAATTGAATATTGTTAAGAGAGCGTATAATGAGAAGTATTATAATTATATAACTAAGTCTATAAGATATAAAGAGTCTAAACATATAAAGGTAAATAAATGTTTACGTGTTTTTAGGCTCATAAAGGATGTTAAGGATGTTCAAGATGGGGAGGGATTTTTGTATTTAGGTTTAAAAAAAGGATGGGCTAAAAGGGTTTCCTATAAAGAAAATAATAAAGGAGCTACTTGTAAAGAGATTAGAGAATTCCTAAATAATTCATTGAAGGAGTCGAATGCTATTCTTAATCCGGTAGGGGAAAACGTTATAGATAAACTTTTGTCTGAAATTTTAAATAATGCAGAAGATCATAGTATCCACAATGAATGGTATGTAAATGGGGTCTCGTATAAAGAAATTGTTGATGGAGAGCCTATTATAGAATTGAATTTAGGTATATTGAATTTAGGCTTTTCTATAGCTGAAGGATTGTCTAAATCGAAAGAAAAAAATGTGGATACTATTAAGGAAATAAATGAATGGTATATAAGGCACTATGCTTTAATGGAGAAAAAAGGAGATATTTGTTTCACGAAAGATGATTTATATACTTTATATTGTTTACAAGAAGGAATCAGTAGATTAAAATATGAGGATGAAAGTAGAGGGAGAGGCACTATGAATTTTATAAGGGCATTTATTACTCTAGGTTCATTTGGTGAAAAAAATCCCCAATATAAATCTCATTTAAATATTATATCTGGTAAAACAATTGTAAATTGCGACAATAAGAGAAAGCCATATAGAAAAGAAAATACTTTTTTTCTATCCTTGAATAAGGATAATGATATTAATCTTTTGCCGGATAAGGAGTATTTAAAACATACGCATCAAAAATTTCCTGGTACGTTTTTGGAAGTGAAAATATATTTAAATAAGACATATTTTAAAGAAATATTACCATAATATAAATAATAATGAAAACCATAAAACTTACAGCAGCACATCGAGGTAATAATAGTACTACTTTTACAGGGCGTCCTCAAGGAAAGTCTGTAAGAGTTGCTTTAAACTTATCTCAAGAAGATAAGAAAGAAGAGGATGTTATTATAGAAATTCCCAAAGGGACTACTTCATTTAATCCTTCTTTCTATCTTGGACTTTTTTATGATAGTATATTAGCATTAAAAGGTGTTGATAATTTTAAGAAAAAGTACCAAATTAGATTTGCAGATCAAGATCGAGAATTGGTTGCTTTATTGGAAGAGGATATAGAGGATTGTGAAAGACAAGCAGCTAATGAGTATTTTAGAAAGCAAAAATAA